GTCACAAGGGGACTTGCTCTGCCAGTATTCAGAGCACCAGATCCTTCTATCAAGTATCCAGTCATCGATGTTCCCACACAGGAAGAGTTTGATGCTGCTGTAAGAGCAGATCGAGAGAAGCAGGCACAAGAAGATGCTGCGAAGAATAGAGGACTACCAGATACTGCACCCCCTCCTCCTCAACTGCCTCAGGCAATCCAAACCCCTCCCACTCCTGAGGTCAAAGCAGAGATCCCTGCAGACAAACCTAGCATCACAGTGGCAGGATTAAACATCGATTTACCTGACCCATCTCTTGTTGCTACGGCTGGTTCTGTGGCAGTAGTAACTACCGCTGCTACGATGGTTGCAACCACAGTATTCAACACTCTTAAGAATGCTGCAGAGCCACTAATCAAAGAAGCAACCAAGAAGAAGTTTAAACTCAAGATCAAACAAGTCAAACCCGTGCTGCATTATGTACTAGCAGAAGGTGGGCATATAGATGTCTTTGAATATTCTGCTACTGGCACTAGACTTGTAGAGCAGGTTGATAATGTAGAGCAGTATATTCGTGACCAAGTTGAAATCAATTCTCTCTACGAGATTGATAACAAGATCATTATTGATGATGTAATCGCAGACAAATTTACAAAGGAGGGGCAAAAGAGATTTAAACCTCTGTTTGCCCCCGCTAAAAAGATTGCGAAAAAATTATCTGCTAAGTTCTCAATCTGAAAACTTATCGATTACCCAAGAGAAGATCAATACTGGAAGATATACCACAAGATTGTATAACATATCAACAAAGATGTTATCCTTTTCTTCCTTACGCTTTTCTTTTGCAGGTGCATTAGTCATTTGGTATCACCTTAAACAAATCTTTACTATTTAACAAAGTAGTATCAAACTGTAAAGATTTTTTGCGACCTCTTCGTGCTGGTCTTCTGACAAATCTTATAACTTCTGGTGGTTGTCTCTTGGGAATAGGTCTTCTATTCTCAAGCATTATGCCATCATTCGTCAATAATCTTAGAACTATTAAAATATCTAAGATAAAAAGTTTCATTCTACCAGAGTTCCGTTTCTTCTTCTAATTTCTTTAAGTGGTTCCCAATCTTTGTCTTTGGTTCCACCATCATAAGGAAGAGCATATCCTTCAGTAATCATTCTATTGTTCAGTGATTCATCTTCACCATTAATATAAAGATTTCCTATGATTCTACCATACTTCTCAGTAGAATCTGGAAGTTCTGTGCGAATGATAATATCGTATGCATCATGTAGTTTATGCTTTAACCAGTTCTTAGCATCTAGTCCAAGTGCTTTTTCCGCAAGGTCTCTTGTGCGACTCTCCGGGGTATCGATACCAGCAAGACGAATTCTCTTGGTAAGGGAGATATCAAAACCAAGATCAATATCAGCATCAATAGTGTCGCCATCAACTACTCTTCCAACTGACTTGATTCTATAAACGTATGGATCTTTGTCTGCCATTAGAAAGGAAACTTAATACTCCCGGTATTTAGTTTTGGAATGGGTAGTTTCTCAAATGCTTTATTGACTTGTTTCTCTACAACCTTCCCAACAAACTCTTCTGGATTGTTTAGAATTTTCTGTGCTTTTTGATATGTGATGTATGCTCCTACACCAATCGCAGCACTAATGCTCAGACTTGTGATTGATAGGATCAGACTTAAATGTTTCATCTTTCATCTCCTCGTGTGCTAACTTTAATATGTAGTAAATGACGTATGCAGTAAACGCAAGTCCACAGGATAATATTATTACAACACCCCAAGGAAACTGATCCATCAATATTTACCTTCAGTGCAGAACTGAACTTTCTTATTTGGATAGTAAGGATATAAACCATCTTGCGGTTTCATCCATCCACATCCAATCAACCAGTCTTTAGTCATAGGAGTTGGTGTAACTTGCTCCCATAATGGAGCTTCTAATATCATTTCAAGATGCCTAGCAGTTGTATTCATTTGTTCTTCTGCCCAGTTAGCATCTGCTTCCCAAGGAACAGCACGACTTTGACCTACTGATTCATAAGTCAATCTAGTGTTTTTCATAACCCAAGCAGGAATCTCCGAATCCTGATGAACCTGTGCCATAAAAGCAGTATCCAATCCACCACCCATAGCATCCTGAACAACGTGCCAACCTTCGTGTCTTAGAGTTCCTAAAAACTCTCTCTCATCACCAAGAAGATTTTCATTGATGAAGAAACGATTGTAGTTTGGTTTATAAATCCCAACTGTTCTTGGAGTGAAGTATCTACTCGGTGCTAGATATACTCCAATCTCAAGTTTGTTTAATGCCGCAATAATTCTTACAACCTCTTCTCTGAATGGGTCAAATCCTTCTTTGGTGAAGACCTCAGAATCTGATGTAAGTTTTTCTACACCCTCAGTACATTCTAGAAGAATCATACAACCCATTGCTGCTAGACTGTATGGTTTTACAGTTGGTTGTTTTGGTACTAGAGATTCGCCAAATGCTGAAGATGTTAAGCTAAATGTTAATACAAGTGTTGCCAAAAGTTTTTTCATTCATTCCACCATCCTTCTTGTTTATGTATCCAAACTTTCAAATCTTTGACATATTTTCGTAATATTTCTGCCTGTTCTTCATGCCAAGAATCACCCGTCTCCATAAAGAGGCGGGTGTGATTATCTATTGCTTTCAGGATTTGATGGATTGGAGCATTCCAACACTCCCTCTTGGGAGTATTCCATTCTCTTGGCATTTGTATTCGACCGTATAAAGTTGGTCTTGGTATATTAGATCAGCCTGACATAAACTAGGACCAATCATTACATTACCGGCAATCAAAACATCAAATAACATCACTTTTTCTTTCCTCCATTTTTTGCCTTTTTGGCAGTGGCGTTGCCTTGGTTCTGCTTTTTATTTCCAGCAGAACCTTTCTTACCCTTATTGGGCGACTTAGACATCAGAGTTCTCCTCTACGGGGGGTGACAAAACCTTCAACATCTTCACCTTCAACTTTTGTTTCAAGAGCTTCTACTCTTTCTTCAAGTGATGAATCTCTTACAGGAACAGGTTCTTCCCAAACAACAGGTGGAGTGGGTGGAGTTTCAACAAACTCATCTCTTCTTACTGGTTTTTCATCTCTTTCATCTTCATCATCTCCACCTTTCTTCATAGTGTTAATACCAAAGGTAGCAGCAGATGCTGTAAAGACGGTAGCAATGAAGGTGGGGTCCATCTTAGATAGAGCCCCAGCATAACTTGCGGTTAAAAGTGCAGCGGACCAACTCAAGATCAAAATACGAATCAATGTTCCCATACGATTTTCCTTTTTCTTATCCATCAGTCCTATGTGATGATGTTTCTTTGATATTTAGTAAAATCAGAACCTGAATTTGACTTTTGCGGACACTACTGTGTTATTAATACCATCAGAAATTTGATGGAGTCCTTCAAGATAAAGTGTTTGGTTATAGTCAACAGCAGCAAGAACTTCTACATCAGTATTAGTATTAATAGATGCCTCTACGCCAATACCAAATCTATCATTCTTCTTACCACCAAAGCGATGAGTAAGAGATAAACCTGCTTCACCAACATTAGTTGTTCTATTAATTTCACCAACCTTTCTTGCAGACTGAATAGATCCACGCTCAGTGAATCCATCTCTACGATATCCACTTACAGTATGACCCACAAATGGAGTGATACTCTTATTAAGATGCCAGTAGAGTCTGTTGTTTACCCACCACTCTTGCCCTTCTGTTGAGCTTTCGTTGCTGAATATACCAGCAACATTTCTAGAAACATAGTATTTGTTTTGAGCAAGTCCAGCATTAGTACGTAGAGATAAGGTATTGCCACGGAGCATACTGAATACTCCATAATGATTTGCACTTAGTTTAGAATCACTATCTACGCCATTAAGATCAACTCTCACATTATTATACTGAGCACCGATTGTCCAAGTTGGTTTGATGTCAATTTCCAATCCACCACCAAATACTTTGGAGGTTGCATAATATCCATTATCTGCATGAGACCATCCAAAATAGTTCTTAGAGAATACTCTAACCTTTTCATTTGTATAAGATGGTGTATGATTTAAAATACCATGAAGTCCACCAGATACCTTATCCAAAACTTCGTGCTGATCTACACGACCAAACAGAGAATCACGAGCGACAGAAATACTTACATCATTAAAAAACTCATAAGTTGTTTCTGGTGTTCCTTTGGTTACAGTTTCTTCTCCCTCAGCAGTTGTTGTAGTTGTAACTGGCGTAGTCACGACAGTCCTAGTCATACCAGTTGTGGTTGTTGTGGTATGTTTTCTAGCAATCTCCTGGACTCCATCATCCTCAGATGCTTTGTGTTCTGTCAGAGTTACTTTAACAACAGGAATCCCTGCTGTTGGTGCATTTGTGGTTACGATAGAAGGTTTTGTAACTGCTGTTGAATTGAGCGAAGTTGCAATCACAGAAGAACTTGTGGTTCCTGTTGATGAAGATGAAGTTGAAGTTGGCGTACCCTCTGATGTTGTGGTAGTTCCATCCGCATTTACAGTTGTTGTGACTGGTG